CTTTGATTCACGACTGCGCGACCGATCTCACCCTTTTGGTGGGACCGGCCGAGACGGGCCGTTACCCTTTCTGAAGTAAGAAAGAGTACGAACCCACGTAGTCGCTAGTAGCTCTGCTCCGATCGATTGGAGACGAGCCATCTAGATAGCCCGAAGGTAACCTAGATTTGGTAACTCTCACCACGTTCTTATTTTGATGCACGGGACGCGGTGTGAAGAACAAGTTACCATCATGTGCATTGACATAGCCACCACAGACTAGCATAACCGCAAATGGATGATCCTTACGGAGTCTCCACTCACGGTTTACTATCCTGAGGTACTTATATCGACGCGGGCACAGAGGTGTACGGAACCCTTCATAGGCTCCGTGCCACTCTGGCACAAAGTACGGACCACTCCTTAAACAACTAGAAAGGAAGGCAATCGACTGATGCAAAAGGCAATTATGCCTCGCACACCAATCAAACACCTGATTCAGAGCTGTATAAATCGAGGCGTCGTCAAGAAGTGACTTAACGTAAAAGGGCGTTACATCATACCCGTTTACATAGTCGCCTCCACAACTCTCGCGGAATGGGCCGTCCGAATAGGACTTATCGTGGTTCACGATCAATCCTGCTCTTCCGAGTACCTCAACTACGTCGTTATACTCGTGCGTAGGGATGATAATATCGTCCCCAAACACCGCGGTGTGCTTCCAATCGATTCTCAGATTGGGGCCATGCCGCTGAGCGCGTACGCCGTAAATGAGCGAGCATAAAATGAGGGTCATCAAGGGAAACGTAAAACCATTCCCCATCGTACTGATCATCTTCAGCTCAACCCTTTTCTTCGCCTTCCCGAGTTGCAACTCGATTTCGGGACTACGAATAGTGGTCAGAAGTTCAAACCACTTTGGGGGGAAGAGACAACGCACTAATTCGATCGAAATCATATCGCTAGCGGATTTTAGGTCAAGAGTTGCCAAACTCCCGTCCTTAGAACCGCGAAGTGCCATAGCCTTGTTCTTAGGCTGTTGCGTGCGAATGTCGAGACCGATATAGCGAAGAGCTCCTTCAAGGTACGCGCCTGCAGCAAGCTGCAGACACATGTTCCCTGGAGGTTCTATAGCTATAGTGCGCTCCGTTTCTTCGTTTTTTGGGACCGTTTCCAAGCGTGAACCACTCACTAGCCGCGTACCAGATGTCCGTTGACCCTCATCAAAGAGGCGGAAATAGATATTCGATCGGCGTAGCCTGTGTACAAGAGGTTCACAAGAACTAGTGCAAACCATGTCCTGTGTTATCTTCTCCGCCGTATGGGTATAGTGGATTCCATTGCTGGAACCCGGCCCAAAACGCCAAAGAGACAACAGGTATGGAACATCCAAGGACTCCTGTATAAAGGTCGGGCTAACAGAGCTCGTGAAGCGTTCCAATACTCCAAGAATGAAGTATCGGGCATCAGCGAGAACCTGCGAGTCAATCTCTACAGAAGTTTTACCAACCAGCTCGTTCGTGTCATAAAAACCACGCACAGCCAGCGGCCTTAGGTGTGGCATGTGGAACTCTGCGCGTTTTCGCGCTCGGTTCCTAAGACGATCGATTGCAAACCCCACATCGGGGCTAGCATCTTTCGAATCTAGTTCGCTTGTCAAAATGGTGAAGAACGTTTCCAAACGCTCCTCACCAAGTCGTGCTTGGCTAACCTTGCTCATAGAATAACTCCTAATAAGTAGTAAAAGGCCTAAGACTTAAAGTGTTCCAAGAATGTCAGATCACCCCGGTAGTACAAGTATCGGCAATGCCTGACGCTTGTGCCCAGCCCACACCGAAGTGTGCGCTGAGCAGGGCGCGAAGCTCTTCCGGCTCGTACGTATCGGTCCCCGCAGGTATCTCGATAATGGTGGTGATTCTTGCCACCTGAGGCACCTGCGTAGACGAGGGCTGCGCTCCCTTACGAGTTATTAACTTGTAAGTGTTCACAGGGATGTTCTTGATAACGCCAGTCACAGGGTTAGCTGACGGCAGCGTACGAAGAACAGAAGGCCGGAAGAAACTGATGGTAAACGGTTTTGACACCGAGTTAACATCAACTCCGGTTTGCGTGCCACCTAGAGCAGTCACGGCGTATTGCTTGCCGTTAATGTTGGGTGCCACGTCTGTTACGTGCGTGTAGGTCGGGCTGGTAAGCCCGGCTACAGCCGCGCCGGTGATGGGTGAAGATGGTGCAAAGACATGTATGTCTCCTTGACGCTATCGGCGAGCTAGTCTACGGGTGTCTTTATCAGCACCCAAGATTGACGCCAGGTTGAGGACCTTACTGATCCCATAATTTGCTACCTCTTCAGCGCTTTTGAAATGCAAGCCCTGTCGAGGTAACGCGGTAACGGTATTGCGCTTGAACTCGAAGTAGTCGAACGCCAAATTCCCCGGGTTGTTTGAGTAAACCTTAAGTCCAGGTTGACTCACCGGTGAAAACGGAACGTGGATGCTCTGACCTTCTCCGTGCAATCTGTATATCGTGTTTACACTAACGTACGTCGTATTCCCCGGTGGGGAAGTAAGCGTATCGTTAATGTATTCACCAATATTGGTGAAATAATCAGCAACCCAACTGAAGGCGGCGGCTTCCCAAAGTGCAGGAAGTACGTCCGGAAACGTTGTGCCAAGATGATCATCCCAGCCATAGTTATTGGCAGACTTTAGTGGTAAATTAAAGCCTGCAACATACCGGTAAGATAGGTAGTGTTTAAAGTGCCACCCCACAGACAAACTCGCAATATAGGAGCTCGTTATGTTGGTGGTACTCGATCTACTAACCCAATCACGATAGGCGGTCCCAGTTAGCCTAACAAACCGGTCATCTCTTTCGAGATAACCAGCTATGGCTTTACAAAGATTGTCAACGTCGGCAAGCATGGGGCGAACCCCAAAGCCATACGTTAACCAAGCCTTCGAAGCATAACTGAGTGCACTACGACCCCGTGTCTTCTTGATGTCAATAAGAGTCTGGAGGGCGCTGGTTGTGAGATCAGCAATGGACTTGATAGTAGTTCTCAAATCCTTGATCTCTAGCAGCGGAACCAAAGAATCAAATGACGTAACTTGCTTCTTAAGCTTACGCTTAAGACGATTCAGAGCAGCGTCAGCAAGCGCCTGGCTCTCGTAATCAAACACACTCCCTGGTACGCCGGACATGACTCTGTGGTATGTAACCACATCACGTACGTCGCCACTTGGGTTTATGCCTCTGATTACAGCCGGGAGTATTTTGACGCCGGTGTACCCGCTACGAAAGTACGGAGTCGTCGCGTTCTGTCTCTTAGCAATTTTATCACGAAAAGTAGGGTTAGATTGTCGGCTAATACCTTCAGTTCCGGTCCCTAGAGGTAACTGCGAATGAGTGTCCGCGTTAGTGACAGTAACACCATCACTAATACGGACAGCACGGTTCGCCCATGAATATGGGTACGTTACGTTCCAGTTTACAGTTCCTAGTGCCATAGCCAACTCCCTAACTTTTTGTGACGACCGGTAGAAATGCCGGCCGTAAACACACCGTGTTCCCTACTTCCACAGGTACTGGACAGGTTCCCATACCATATTATCGGGCAGGATGGTTGTTACCTTCTCCGCGTTGGTTAGCAGAGGGGTATCATCCAGCTCGCGGTAAAGAACCCGCTCATCATTGTAACCACACGTAACAGAAACGGCCAAAAGTACGACCGACCTGCCCGTGCGGGCGTTGATGAGTACAAACGTTGGATTTTCCGGAAGTTTTTCTTCCAGTATTCTAAGTTTGCAGTCACAGTACCACTTTAAAAGGGCGATCCATCTTACCCCGTGATCACCATACAACTTTAAGGACTTTACGTCCTTACCTTTGGGTACGCTACCAAACATGTCATAGAAGATATGAAAAAGCCGAGTTTTATTGTCGGCATGTTCTTCTTCAGTGCCATAGGCACGTACAACAATCGTTTTATTGATTGCAATGGAACTCGCGAAGTAATTCATAGATCTCTCCTTAAAGAGTGTTAGAAAAGG